GTAAGTGTTAGTGCAAATAATGTTGTTATACCTAATCATGGATTAGTTACTGGTTCACCAATAGAATATAGTTTTGGGCCAGGTAATACTACTATTGCAATTGCAAGTGCAACTTTAAATAGTGTTGGTGTTACTACTGCACTTGGAATTGGTACTGATAGTCAGAAACTTTGGGCGATTGCAGATAATAGAAATGAAATTAGATTTGCTGCAACTAAGGAAGATGCAGGAAATGGGGTTGCACTTGATATAACTGCAGTAGGATCTGGATCAACACATTTTATAACTAGTAAATCTGAATGGACAGAACAAAGAAATTATATTGAAGTACCAGATCATATTATTGGTATTAATGGTATTTTCAGATTTGATGATAATACTATATCCCAAAACATGTTCAGTATATCGTATCAGATATTCTTGAATGATGTTTATAACTTTAGTTCTATTGAACTACTTAACTATTCAATGGTTAAGTCGTATCTTGAAACGATTCAATTCTTAATTAGTCCAGATAAGAAAGTTAGATTTAACAAACGTGGTAATAAATTGTATATTGATATGGATTGGAAATCTGCAACAGCAGATCAATTCTTAGTTATAGATTGTTATAGAGTTTTAGATCCAACTCAAAACACAGAAGTATTCAATGATAGTTTCTTAAAGAGATACGTTACTGCACTTATTAAGAAACAATGGGGTGTGAACTTAACTAAGTTCCAAGGTGTTAAACTTCCTGGTGGTATTGAATTAAATGGTCGTCAAATCTATGAGGATGCACAAGTAGAATTAGGCGAATTGAAACAAAGAATGACATACGATTATGAAACACCACCTCTTGATCTGATTGGATAATGGCTTTAAATTCATATTTCCTACAAGGTTCTGCGTCAGAACAAAGACTAGTCCAAGATCTTATTAACGAACAGTTAAAGATTTATGGAGTGGATGTATTCTATATGCCTAGAAAGTTTATAGGAACTGATGATTTAATGAAAGAGAATATTGTTGCAAAGTTTGATGATAGTTTTGCAATAGAAGCCTATATTCAAAACTATGAAGGTTTTCAGGGATCTGGAGATTTGATGACAAAGTTTGGTGTAAAAACCACTGATGAATTAACTCTTGTCATTTCTAAAGAAAGATATGAAGATTTTATAGGAACATTTTATACAGATGGTAATGATGAAACTGTATTAACATCTAGACCAAAGGAAGGAGATTTAATATATTTTCCATTATCAGATAGTCTTTTTGAGATTAAGTTTGTAGAACATGAGAATCCATTCTACCAACTTGGTAAACTTTACATGTATCAATTAACTTGTGAATTGTATGAATATGAGGATGCAATTATTGATACAAGTATTGCAGAAATTGATGATAATGCAGAGGATGATGGATTCATAATACCTTTAACACTAGCTGGATATGGTGTCACAGCTAAATTTAATTCTGGTATAACCACCAATTATGGTGTTAATACAATTACATTGATTAATGATGGATATGGATATTCAAGTCCACCTGCTGTTGCAATTAGTACTTCACCAACTGGTATTTCTCTCGCAAATGCAACTGCTGTAGCTATAACTACTTCTATAGGTGCTGGATCTACATCATATTCTGTAAAACAAGTTGTAATAACTAATCCAGGTTGGGGTTATACTCAAGCACCAACAATTACTTTCAGTGGTGCTGGTGGTTCTGGTGCATCAGCTATTGCAGGTATTGGTACTAATGTTGTTAGAATATTATTAGATGGTACTCAGGTTGGTGGTAGTAAGTATGCACATACTCCTACTGTTGCAATTAGTACTTCTCCATCTGGTCTCTCTACTGCAAATGCAACAGCTGTTGCAGTTGTTAGTGCTGCTGGAACTATAAGTGATGTTAGATTAACTAATGCTGGATTTGGATATGCAACTGCACCAGTTATAACTATTCAACCACCAGGATCTGTAGGTATGGGAACTGGTAATTTCTTCTTAAATGAAGTTATTAAAGGTCAAAGTTCTCTTACAACTGCAATTGTTAAAGATTGGGATGATGATACTAAGATACTTAAAATTTCAAATATGGCTGGTAACTTCGCATTAAATGAAGTTATTGTTGGATCTGCAACAACTAATGAGTTCCCAGGTATGGGTCAAACTGCAAGTTATACTATATTTAAAATAGGTGCAGATGATTTTGCAGATGATGCATTTGCAAGTAATGTACTTATAGAGAGTGAAGCTGATAGTGGACTTCTCGATTTTACAGAATCTAATCCTTTCGGTAGTTTCTAAATAGTAAGATGACTTCCCAAAAACCATTACACCGATTACCATTAGATGATTGGTTTGATGATGTACCTCACCCACATGATACAATGCCAATAGCAACTGATAATCCAAGACCAGAAGAAGAAATAGCAGATGATATTACTTTACATGAAAAGATGTATCAAATTGCAACTTCTAAATATAATCCATTCTCTGTAGGTGGATCTGAACAACTTAAATAGGTAAAAAAATGTTAGGTCAATACTTCTATCATGAAATTTTAAGAAAAACTGTTATTGGTTTTGGTACACTTTTTAATGGAATAGAGATTCGTCATAAAGCTGATGATGGACAAGATATGAGTAGGATGAAAGTTCCATTGGCATATGGGCCAATGCAGAAGTTTCTTGCAAAGATAGAACAACAACCAACTATACAAGGTAGACCTGCAATTACTTTACCTCGTATGTCATTTGAGATGACAACTTTAAATTATGATCCAACACGTAAAGCATCAATAACACAAACATTCAGAACTTTAAATACTGGAGCTGTAGATAATGTAAAGAAAGTTTATATGCCAGTTCCATATAACGTAGGATTCATGCTTAGTATTGCAACTAAGTTGAATGATGATATGTTGCAAATAACAGAACAAATTCTTCCATATTTTCAACCAGGTCTTAACATTACACTTAATCTTATTTCATCAATAAATGAAAAAAGAGATATACCAATAATTCTTGAAAGTATTAATATGAGTGATGATTATGAAGGTAGTTTTGATAATCGTCGTGCAATGATTACGACTATGCAATTTAGCGCCAAGGTTTATATGTTTGGTGCAGTTTCTGATAGTCCAGACGGTCTTATCAAGAAAGTTAATGTTGATTACTTTACTGATACTAATAGAGTAGTTGCAAAACGTGAACAGAGATATTCTGCAACTCCAAGAGCAACTAAAGATTATAATGATGATAATACTAATGCACTTAATAAGGCATTAGCTGCAGAACAAACAGTTCTTTCCGTTAATAGTTCTGCCAACTTCTCTGTAGATGATTACATTACTATCAGTGGTGAGAATATGCAGATTCGTTCTATTGCTGGAAATGAACTTACTGTATACAGAGGTGTTGATGGAACCAATGTAATTGATCATGCAAGTGGATCTACTATAGATATAATCAGTGGATCTAGAGATGCTTCATTACCACTTACTGGTGATGATGCACTTATCGCTTCTGGTGATGATTTTGGATTTAATGAAATGTCCTCTTTCTTCTCAGACTTTAAAGAATATTCCCCATCGCAAGGTAAGGACGTATAAATTATGAAATTTGATGAAATTGATGATGCTCTTGAAATTGTAACAGATAAATCTAAACCAATTGAGATTGAAAATATAAAATCTGTTAAATATGAAAAGGATGATTTGGATCGTGATTATGAGTACACTCGTGGCAATCTTTATTCATTGATAGAGAAAGGTCAAGAGGCTATTGATGGTATTATGGAAATCTCTCAGGAGAGTGGATCTGCTAGAGCTTATGAAGTTACTGGACAGATAATCAAAAGTGTGGCTGATGCCACAGATAAATTATTAGACCTACAGAAAAAGATCAAAGACATTAAGGAGCCCAAAGATAAGGGCCCATCTACTGTTAATAACGCTTTATTTGTTGGGTCAACTGCTGAATTACAAAAACTACTGAAAAAGGGGAAATTAGATGACTGAAAAACCCAAAGAAGAAGACTTGAAAGAAGAAGTCAATGAAGAAGAACTAGAGGAGAAACCTAAAGAGAAAGGTGTTCTCGGTAAAATGGCTGATGCTATTGTTCCTGATCATGATGAACAATTAGCAATCATTAGTACATTTGTGCGGCTCGGCATTTTGGTTTGGAGTGGCGGAATTTTGACTTTAAATTACGTGGCCATCCCAAATTTCCCACAAAAGAATATAGATCCAACATTCATAGCTTCGGTGTTTACTGGAGTTTTGGCTACTTTTGGCGTTCAAACAGCTAAGAATAAACAGAATGGTAATGGAGCAAAACCTACACCTTCAATATCTAAATCAGACATGGAGATGTTAATTGAAAAGGCATCACAAACTGCACCTGCACAAACAATTAGAATTGAACAGGCACCTCTCAATTTAACTACACAGGCACAAGCACCTGTACCTTCACCTAAAAAACCACCTACTACTTAAAATCATGCAAAAAATTGTAAATGTACTTGCTCTTGCGAGCTTCGCTGTATCTGGGGCCGTTGTTGGTAGTGGTCTATACGTATACATCAATCGCTCATCCATCATTGATGGAGTTAAATCTCAAGTTATGGAAGCAGTTACTGGATCTCTTGGGGGTCTAGGTGCTGCTGGTATTGGAGATGCTCTTCCAACTGGTACTACTGATCTTGTTCCTCCAGCAGATCAAGCAACTGCACCTGTTCCTGGTGGTGGTCTAGGTATTCCTAATTTCTAAATAAAAACTATGGACACAATTATTAAAGAACTTCCTATACCAAAGGAAGCACAAAAAATGATCGAAGAAGTACCTGTTATTCAGGAACTTATTGAACCAGAACCACAAGGTATTAGTTGGGGTCTTGGTGTAGGTATAGTTGTAGGAATAGTAGTTGCAGGTTCTATACTTAAGTTTGGTTGTAAGAAACTTAAGAAGTAATGGACATTCAAAAGATTACCAGTACTGGAACTGCCGTCGCTGTAATAGGCGGCGGTACTTTTATGGGTGGTAATTATGCACTAGATCAAGCAACTGGTGGGCCAGAGAAAAGAATTAAAGCAAAACAATCAGAACTTCAACTCATAGTAAGAGAAGAAGTTCGTTCTGCTTTAGCAGAAATGTTACCTAAATC